CCTGCTCAGGAGTAAAATCTCGGTCGCTCTTTACAAAGTGCCCAGCCTTACTCCCGTTGCCTCGACCGAAACGCTGATGAACCCCGCGTTCATTGTCTTCCCGTTTAGTCCAGCTATCGACCGCTCCGCCCTCAGCGTAGAGGTTGGGCTTTTTCATGGAGTGCATCTGGCCCAAGACTTTGTAGTGCTCATCCTTGGCGCGCTGGACGACCTTTTTATTCTGAGAGCGCTCGCTAGCATCCGGATTTTGGTGCTTTGGGGTGTATTCACTGCGAATGTTCGCGCCAACCTTGCTTTCGCCTGGACGGCCGTAATCAATCTCATCCTCATCACCCTCAGAGTGGTGAACCCCGATGGCACCGCCCTTCGCGTAGCAATTGCCGCTCGAGCACCCGCCGCACTCAGGCCCAATACACTCACGCATTGCGCTAGGCGTCTTCTTGTAAGCTGGCATCGAGCTCCTTTGCGTGGATAAAGCGGACTAACGCTTCGATTGCGCTATGAATTTTGGCGCGGTCTTTCGACTCAAGTGCGGCCATGAGTTCGTCAAGCGCGCCCTCAATGAGGTCGTCGTCTTCGGAGTAGCCGTACCGAGATTCGCCGACTGGCTTACCGACGCGGGGCCAGGATTTTGGTTTCAGGAACGGAAGCATTCATCTGTATTGATGTGTTACAGATATTGAATGGATGACATTTGGGCCGGAACGCGTGGGCCAGAGTTTTACTATTGTCCGTATTGCGCCTTATTTTGGCCCTGGAGCGAAGCGCCAGAAGAGTACGATAACCACATTAAGCAATGTCATCCCGAACAAGTTAATCCCAGCTATTCCATGGATCCCGACCGAACCGATCCTTAGTCCAAGTCATCCCGCCCATCGGGCTCTTTTGCGCCTGCTCGCGCTGCATCCGCTCCATGATCGCCTGCTTGTGAAGGTCTTCCTGCTCTTTGATGTATTCGGCTGAGCCCGGCATGAGAGCCTTTTTCGATTCGGTAAACAGGAAGTGGTAACCGTTGTACCAGCCGTAGAGAAGGGCATCACAGAGATGGTTCGGGAGCGCCGGGTGTTCCTTTTTCGGGTAGACGATCTTATCGCCTTCGGTCTTCCAAACGAGAGCCATCATCTCATCAATCAATTCCCGGCAAAGGCTCTCATGGAACTTCACCTTGGCCTGGACTAGGTCGCCGTTCAGAATCTCAATGTGATCGACTTTTCCAGCTTTATCGGCATACTCAAAGTAAATATCTGAGCGCATGCGCATCGTTTCAACACCTTGCTTATTTGCTCCATCGATAATGACTCTCAGCCCCGGATAGCGCACGTCGCTTGCATACTTCTGAATTGTTTTCAGAACGGAAAGGGAGGGATCATCATGGTCGAAGTACATGTGATTTTTTTTGAAGCATTCCAGTACGTAAAAGACGGGGTCATGTTCGTAGTAGGCGCCGAGGACGAAAGCGTTGTCGTCTTCCCAGCCAGTGTCCACCCCCAGAACGTAATTCCAGCCCTTCGCGCCCGGGAAAGGCCGCTCCTTGAAAAGGTTCCGGTCAGCTCCGAACTTGTACACTAGCTTGTCGCGCTCAATGACCCACTCGTTCAGGTACCATTGCCTGAACTGGGGGGTCTCCATGTAGAGCGGGCGGTTCGCTTTGATATCGTCGAGCTGCTTTTGCCAGTTGATGTGAGGGTTTTGATGGGCCGACCAGCGATGAACACTCCAACCCTGCTCTTTGCCGTTCGTAATGTCGAAGAACAGCCCTTGAGTGAAGTTGGAGGACGTCCCATACAGGCAGATCGTGCCTTCCTGGTCGGCCATGGCGGGACCTAAGATATCGTAAACGAGATGCCTTAGGTTGATAGTGTAGAGGGATCCCTCATCGATACAGACTAGTTTATACTTCTTTCCAAGAAGCTTGTTCATTTCGTCTTCGGATGCGTCAACGCCCGTGATGCGGATGACGGAGCCGTTCGGAAACGTGCAGTCGAGCGATTGCTTGTTGAAGTTGATCCCAAGCGCGTACTTGTTATCAATGACCTTGAGGATATCCTTGAGGATAATGTCTTGGGCGCTTTGGCGTGTGAGGCCGACGAATAGGCAGTTGGAACTGGGGAATGCCAGCGCCGTTTCGACCATGTAGAGAGCCGCGGTGTAGGACTTGGCCGCGCGGCGGGTACAGAACAGGCACTTGAGGCGCGAAGGGTCGTCAATAAAACCGCGTTGCTCTTTGAACGCGGATCTGGCCAGGGCGTGAATCACCCGTTTTTCTACCGAGATAGAGCAGGCTTCTTCTAGGAGGTCGTCAAGAAGTTCCTGATTGATCATCGGGCTTCACTTCTTGTTCGAGAATCTTGACCATCATCCGAGCCGCCTCAAGCTTTTGTTCGGCCGTCATGTCTTCCGTTGAACTCACGCGCTGTTGCTCGACTGACTTGAGCTTGGGGTAGGCATAGCTTGCCAGGTCCTTCGCAATGTCGGCCGCGATCTTGAGATACTTGTGGGCGTTGTCTTCGGTGGGCGCGGCGAAGCTCCCGTCGGCTTCGTTTCGGGCCGTCCGGGCATCCGAAATGGCATCGTAGATCAGACCATAGTTGTCGTAGGTCTTCTTGGCTTCGCGGTAGCACTCCACAAGCGCCTTTGCCGGATCAAAGCCTTCCGCCTCAAGCACGCGCATGAATTCGATTGTGCGCCTGTTCTGAGAGCCTGGCGGCCTTCCGCGGCCCTGGGGGGGTAAGCTCATTATTACCGCCTTATTTTAATCCACTTCTCGCATACATGACGTTTGCAAGCGCACAGATATCAAGCTCACCCTTGGCCCGCCAGATCACCCCATGGTCTGTATAAGTGATTGAATCTACTCCATATTTACGGTTGTCGCTCAATTGAAACTCGGAAACTGGCTCATCGTTCTGAAAGCGTGGGACAGCTTGATGGAAGCGCACGTAACGGCAAGGGACACCGCCGAGTTCCCAGGTCTCAATCAGGCTTTTGGCTAGGGCTAGCTTCGCTTTGGGCGTCTTCTTTTCTTCCATTTTTCTCCTTAAGGAATTTCTCCAGCAGAGATCTTCCAATCTTCGTTTGAGGCACGTCGAACGTCTTGAACCCTTTGGTTAAAAGCCGGCCGATGCCCTTCCTGCGATAATCAATCTTCACGTAGACAAAAACCAGAAGGTCGCCGTTCATGACGGACCATCCCAAGAGCATATCGGGGTCGTCGCTCAAACACGCGATCTTCACCTGGGTTCCGGGGACTTTTAGGAGCGTTGCGATCTTCTGACTGAGATCTTTGTAAAAGGCGTCCGCGTCTTTCGGGTCGCGCTTCTTTGAGTACCAAAGGGCATTGCGCCAGGTGGAATAGAGAAAGGCGTGGTCGGACCCCGTGTTGGCTTCCCGGATGATGGCTTTAGCTTCTTGATTCATGAGTCGTCCCTGCTTTCAATCAAGATGGCCCATTCATTGAGCTTCTTTTGCGCGCGAAACACGGTCACGTAACTGATTTCAAGCTCTTTACCGATCCCCCGACAAGTCATGCCTTGAATGTTGAGTTCGAGGATTTTTTTGACCTGTGGGGGACTCAGCGAATGGTTGCCGTGCTTACAAATACTCTCACACACTGCGGCAAGTTCGGGATGATAAAGAAGTTCTTCCTGCATAACGAATGGGCTCACGGGCCAGGCGGGGAGCGCGTTGTTTTCGGGATCAAGCTCCCCGTTTAGGCCCACGCCCGTCCAGTTGAGAAGGGGCCGCTCCGGGTCAGTCGCGTCTTCAATGTCAACGAACCCCGCAAGCGCGAGGGCCGCATACCATTTCATCTGGACTTCGATGAACGCGGTGGCGACCAGCTCAGGATTGGGCGGCCTGAGGCGTTTCTTCCTGATGTGCCTCTCCTTGAATCGGGGCCGGGTTGTCGGTTTCCGGGTTGTTCAATTCAGGGTCCGATGCTTTTTCAGGGCTCAGGCGCTTACGAATCTCTTCGACGGCATGGAACGTGACGTGGCAAGAAATGCGATTGATGCAGCTTTCGAAGAGTTCGGATTTATACACAAGCCCTGTTTCATGCTTATAGGCGTGAATCGCGCTCATGAGAATCTGAGCCATGTAATCCCCGTTAAACCCTTTTGATTCTTCGGTGCAATGAAGCTGCGCGACTTCGTTAAGCGGAACCAAGAGCTCATTTACCAGCGCCTGAAACTGCGTCATGGTCACGGGGAGATAGGTCGCGTCATTCAAGAATTTGTGTTTTTTCATTCGGCTCTCGGATTTGTGATCTGGCTTAATGCGTCGGGCGCCTGCGCGGCTTTCAGCTTCCGAGCTTCGAGCCCAAGCTCTTTCATGCGCGCGTGATGCGCTTTCACTTCGTTCTCAAGGCGCGTTATTTCTTCCGCGAACCCTCCGATTTGACTCGCCTTATGACCGGCAAGCGCAGCGAGATTCGTGTATTCTTGGTCGATCATTTCGCACGTTCTGACTTCTTTGTTTTTCTTCATTTTTCTTCTTTCTGTTTAGATAATGGCTTTGTTCAATTATTTATGCCCTTTGCCGACATTGTAAAGTAAAATTAAAATTGCGATGGACCAAGCGCAAGCACTTCAATATGCAATGAGTGCCCTAGGGGCCTGTATCGTGTGCATCGCGTGGTGGATTGGAAACGAGCTGAAGGAATTTAACCAGCTCGCCAGGAAACTCCTGGTGAAGCTCGAAAATCACGACGCTCGAATTTCTCGACTTGAAGAAAAAAGCAAAGAAACCTGAACAATGGGGGATAAGACTATGGCTTGGCTCGCTGCACATTGGGTAAGTTTGGTGGTTTCAGTTTTGGCGGTTCTTGAAATCGTGTCGGTTTTCGTGCCCGGCTCAAGCGGCACGCTTGCCGGTATCATCAGCGCGTTGGCATCACTGCCTGGCGTAAAAGACCCCGCAATCGGCAAATGACTCTTTCGGCATGGCTTGCCCTCATTCAAGGCGTGCTGGCGTTTCCTAACGAGGTGCTTGCCCTCGTTAAGGCGCTCAAGGGTACCCCCGTCGCCCAGCAACAGGCCATTATGGGCGCCGTCCAGGCCGAACAGGCGAAGTTTGAGCAGACGGGGAGGCCTACATGGAGCTAAGACGCCAGTTGTGGCTCTTGGCCGTCGGGATCGCCTTAGGCGTCTTTGGGTGCGCATCCCTAACCACCTTCCCTTACCAATGGTATGGCCTACAGGCCGCAAGCTATAACGGTACGCTCCTTGGGCCCACACCCGCCGATGATCAGGCACTGGCCCTATGCAACCCGGTCCAGCCAAGTCCCCAACCTAGTTCCCCCCCCCATGCCGGCGCTTGCGTGGTTATGGTGAGTTCGGAGTTCTACCGGCTCAAGGCGGATTATGAGACGCTCGAGAACAGCCTCAGCGACTGTCAGGCGGGAAATTGAACTGCATCTTGACGCGCGACCTGGCGAATTCGAATGGGGTGTTTGGGACCCTTGTGGACGAGGGTGATAACCAACTGTGCGTGACGCTCGAGCACGCCTACCTGGTACGCGGCAATTGGACCCCTAAGCTTTCGGTCGGAACCTATACCTGCGAGCGCTACCTGTCGCCTGAGCATGGTTACGAGCTTTTTGTGGTTCGCGGGGTTCCTGATTTCATGGGCCAGCCCGTGACTTTCATTGAGCTGCATATCGGGAATTATAACTGCGACTCAAAGGGATGTGTCCTCTTGGGCGACGATATCCAAGGCATCATGATTACGAAAAGTAAGGATGCTTTTGAGCGGTTTATGGCATTACAGGCGGGCGTGGATAGTTTTTCTCTAGTGGTTAAATAATATTCCGGGGTGCGCCATTGCTAGGCGAGTGTCCTGTTAAGACACCGTATGTAGGTTGAAATCCTACCCCCGGAGCCAATTTATAATTTAACTTGCATTTGCAAGTCACTTCCTGTAGTGCCTTATCTATGACACGCACCGAACTGAAGCAATACATCAAAGACAACAAACTGCGCCTTGAGGACGTGGCCTACAGAGCCCGCATTTCCTTGAGCACACTCACGCGCTACCTCAGCGGCGAAACAAAGAAACTGCACATGGGCACGCGGGACATGCTTGATCGCTTGATTAAGGGAGAACTGAAATGAACGACATGGATCAGAACCCGTGTTTTTTCTGTAAGCAGGAACAGGCCGTTTGTTTCGCTACTCGTTGCGGCGATGATGCGCCAGCATCCCAAGAAGAAGAGCCTTGCGATCACCCGGACGGCTTTGACCGAGAAGAGGGCAACACCTGCCTTATTTGCGGATACGACGGGAGTGAAGACATTATGGCCGATGCCTATGACCGCGCCAAGGACATGAGAAAGTACGGCGACACATGAAAACATTCAATACCCCCAAAGGCACCGCGCTCCCGATTATGGACATAAGGGGGAAGGATTACCTTCAGGTCGCTTACCGGCTCGTTTGGTTCAGGGAAGACCACCCCGACTGGGCGATTGAAACGAGTGTCGATTGCGACTTCGAAAAGACCCGGTGCATCGGTAAGGCACTCATTCGGGATGCCCAAGGCAGGCTCATTGCGACCGCCCACAAGGTCGAGGACAAGCTTGGGTTCGCCGACTACCTTGAGAAGGCCGAAACGGGCGCCATAGGCCGCGCTTTAGCTCTCTGTGGATACGGAACCCAGTTCTGTGCGGAGGAGCTCGACGAAGGCAATCGCTTGGCTGATTCGCCCTTAGGCCGTAAGTCGCCCGTATCGCCTGGACAGCCCGGTCCAGACGACGGCATTACTGAGCCCTCGAGCTACAAGATCCCGTTCGGTAAATGGTCGCAGCGGTCAATCGAAGAGATTTACAACACCCAAGGCGCGGACGCGATTGCCTCTTATATTCAATATTTAGAAGATGCGGCGATCAAGAAAGGAAAGACGATTGATGGAGTGGCGAGGGAGTTTATCGAGCGGGCGTCGGCTTTCATCGCGGCGATGGAGCAGAATTGGGCAAAGGAGAATGGAGCAAGACAATAAAAAACCCCGATTGACTGTGAGGCCAACCGAGGTTAATTACAAAGCAGCGACGCAATGTGAATCCTTCCTCCCATATTCTTGGGAAAAATTCACATAAAAAATCGCTAAGCGTTTGGCCTGGAGCTTTCCAACCTTAGGCCATGAATTTATTGCGCCAGGAATGGCGTAAGGGTTTGTGGATGACCGATGCCTTTTTGGGAAATATCCGCTCAGTTCGGTTTGAAGTGTTCAAGCTAATGCAGGCGGCAAGCGATCAGGGATGAGATCTACCGGCATGAGGCGTTCCTCGGTACGGCTGATGGAGGTCAGTAGACGGGGGAGGGGCAAGAATGGCGCAGCGGCTTCAAATGGGATCGGGACAAAGGTTTAGCTAAGAGGAAATTCGTTCGTAGGAGCCTACTGAGTTTTCAAGCGCACGCGCGATTGAAGATTGATTCGGCCCTATGAGATACTCGAGGTGAGGCGCAAGCGAAGTTGTAATCCACCCAAATCCGAAATCCGGTAGGTAGGGGATGGTATTTTTATGTCTGAGTGGGATGGTATGACGGCCGAGAAGTGGGTTGAGAAGATGCTCCGGGAAGGTTACACAGAGATTGTTTTAATGTTTGTGAAAACGCTCCCAGACTGGCAGAAAGAGAAGTATAGAGAAATTTATCGTAGAGTTAGAGAAGAGAAGCGGCGTGAAAGCAATATTCAGCAAGCACGGCCAGACAAAGAGCCCGGCGCTATACCAAGAGAGTCAAAGAATGAGAATGGATCGGCTGGGCGGAAATAGGAAGAAGAGAAGAACCCAGATTGACGGCTACTGGTTTGACTCCCCCGCCGAAGCTGAACTCTATGTCTGGCTCAAGAATGAAGTCTCAAAAGGCGTTTACCAGGCCGTTAAATGCCAAGATGTTTTGTACCTGTCCAAGGCTCGCTTCATGATGAAGCCTGATTTTAGGGTGACGCTCTTTGATGGATCTTATGAGTGGCACGAAATGAAGGGGAACTATGAAAGCGAGCAATGGAAAAGGAACACAAGGCTTTGGAAATCTGGGGAAGGGCCCTTTCCGGGCGCGAAGCTCACCGTCTGGGGAAAGAACCGCCGCGGGATTTTCGCACACAAGGTTATCGTCTGCCCGGGGCCCGCATGAACTTCTTTAGGCGCGAGGTTTATTTTTACGCGGGCATCCTGGGTCTATGCGCGATCGGCGGCTATCTCGCCGTTTGCGCAACTGAGATTTATAAATAAGTTTTCCCGCTTGGTGCGGGGAATGGCTGTGCGCGGAATTCTCCAGTTGTTCCGCGCACAGCAAGAGTTTAAGTTTCGCGTCGGCAAATAGGGAGCTTCGCGGAAATGGCGGTGTCCATGCCCCCATGCTTGGGCACCGCTTTTTAAAAGTGTTCGTTAACAGCCCAAAAGGCAAAGGAGAGAGAAAATGAGTATGATTGGTAAAAAGGTAATTGTTCGCGCGAATGTGGCCGGTGTTCACGCTGGGATTGTTGAGTCTTGTGAACTGGGCGGCCTCGTTCCATCTATTACGCTGACCGGTGCCTACCGCCTGTGGCGCATTTACACGCGCGATAAGTCTGGATCGATTAGCGATGTTGCGGCGAACGGACTCAAGCCGAAGGCTGATCATCAGATCGGGGGCCCGGCTCAAGTCGGTTTTGATTGTCAACCCGAACGGACTTGAGGTCGCCGAAATGACTGAGGAAGCTTATGAATCACTTGCGGCTTACGCACCCAAGAGCATCTGATCATGAAACAGACGATCTTTCGAGATGGACTTGAGGAATTAGCAGAGGGACCTCCACTGGTTTCAACAACCAGAGAAGGCCATGTCGTTGAATCCTACAAAGTAGACGGGGCAAGTCGTTTCTTTGTTACGCTTGTCGGTAGCCATTACTGTGCTCACGGCGACACGCTGGCAGAAGCGATTGCGGATGCAATCTGGAAGGATGAAAAGCGCCGGCCATCATTGGAGGCGGTCAAAGAAGAAATCCGCAAAGAAGGAAAAACTCGGAAAATCACTCTTCAGGAATTTCGCCTCTTGACTGGCGCGTGCCAGACGGGGGTGTCGGGTCGCCTTGAAGGAAGCCGGATTAGATGGTTCGCCGATGCAAGCAAGCGAGATCAAAAGACACTTTCCTGAGTGGGGGGCGAAGCTTCTCGCCATTCTTGAATGGGAGAAATGATCGATGGAAGAGGCAGCGGGGACGGGTTCGGGGCCGGGGCCGGGGACGGGGCCGGGTACGGGGACGGGTTCGGGGACGGGGCCGGGGACGGGGACGGGTACGGGTACGGGTTCGGGGCCGGGTTCGGGGCCGGGTACGGGGACGGGTTCGGGGCCGGGGCCGGGGACGGGTTCGGGTACGGGGCCGGGGCCGGGTACGGGGACGGGTTCGGGGCCGGGGCCGGGGACGGGTTCGGGTACGGGGCCGGGGCCGGGTACGGGGACGGGTACGGGGACGGGGCCGGGTTCGGGGGCCGGGGCCGGGGACGGGGGACGGAGTGATGCAATGATCGATGGAAGAGGCAGCGGGGCCGGGTACGGGGACGGGTTCGGGGCCGGGGCCGGGGACGGGTTCGGGGACGGGGCCGGGGGACGGGTTCGGGGGCCGGGGGGCCGGGGACGGGTTCGGGTACGGGGACGGGGACGGGGACGGGGACGGGTTCGGGGCCGGGTTCGGGGCCGGGTACGGGGACGGGTTCGGGGCCGGGTACGGGGGACGGGTTCGGGGCCGGGGCCGGGGGACGGGTTCGGGGACGGGTACGGGGGCCGGGGACGGGGACGGGTTCGGGGCCGGGGACGGAGTGATGCAATGATCGATGGAAGAGGCAGCGGGGACGGGTACGGGTTCGGGGCCGGGGTCGGGTACGGGGCCGGGGACGGGGACGGGTTCGGGGCCGGGGACGGAGTGATGCAATGATCGATGGAAGAGGCAGCGGGTACGGGGACGGGGACGGGTTCGGGTACGGGTTCGGGGCCGGGGCCGGGGCCGGGGCCGGGTACGGGTTCGGGGACGGGTTCGGGGACGGGGCCGGGGGCCGGGGACGGGTTCGGGGCCGGGGACGGGGACGGGGACGGGGACGGGGACGGGGCCGGGTTCGGGGCCGGGGCCGGGGACGGGGACGGAGTGATGCAATGAAAAACAGCCCTTCGGGGTCTGCGAGTCAGGGGAGTAAAAAGATGGCGTTTGATCAAGCCAAATTTGAGGCGCATCGGGCGCTGGCAGAAAGGCTGAAACCAAAACAACAGGTTTACGTGCTTGCTCGCGAACTACTCATGCTCTGTGACGAGATTGCGCGGCTTCAGCTTCTCGTCAAGCCTATGCCCGAAGAGACTGAATTTAGGTCCTACCCAAACACCCAATGTAACGAGTGTGATGCCCTTTTCTCGGCTGGACGGAACTACAAATGCCCGAAGCATGTACCCCAAGAGCACGTGCCCGGATTTTGCCCTAAACACACAATTCACTACGGCACTAGCGGTTGTCCGGGATGTGTCGTTCCCGTAAAGTCTAAAACTGGAGAAAAGTAGTATGAAGAAGCGTTATAAGCCTCTGAACGGAACGATCACACACGATTCAAAAACCCGCCCCGACCGAAGCGAGTGCAGGGGTTGCCAGGAAATAGAGATTGCCGCAGACCGTGAGATTGCTTGCCTGAACGATGAGATCAGACGACTGAGCGCGAAGGTTGACGCCGCGCTGCTAGTCGCCGATGACCACGCCGTTGCTCGGATGCAAAAGAGTAGGGCTTTGGATATGTTTGAGAATCGCCGAAAACTTGCCCATTCGCTTCGCGCTGAGTCTCCACAAGTGGCGGCGTTCGTTGAAGCCATCGGGGTCGAGATGGACAAGATTCTAAAAGGATAGGCGTATGACACCAGAAGAGCGCGCGGAAACCCTTGTGACGGAATGGCAACAGGCCTACCCCACGACACGCTGGATGACTGACGGCGCGGCGCTGGGGCTTGAGGACCGAATTGTGGCGGCGATTAAAGATGCGCTACTTATTGAGTCCGCCAAGGTGCGGACGTGAGAGATGTCCAACATGGCTGATCGTAAATGCCCAGAATGCGGAAAGCCGCTTTACTATGTCTATCGATGGCAGTGCTCAAAATGTGAATACGAGGAGTTTAAATGAAATTCAGGAAAAAGCCGGTTGTGATCGAAGCTATCCAATTCACGGGCGCGGTATCGTTTGGGGAAATGAAAAAGGCATGGCCCACCTTTGGCGACTTTGCAAACTTCAGTCAGGAGATGGCTGAGAAAATGCCTATATCAACCCTTGAAGGCATCCTTAGTGCCTGCACCGGGGATTGGATTATCAAGGGCGTCAAGGGCGAGTTCTATCCGTGCCGCAATGACATTTTCGAGATGACTTACGAGCCAGCCGAGACCTGAGATGACCAGGCCGAACAAAAGTTTCAAAACAGGCCCGGCTGTTCCGGGAAACAAAGGGGTATAAAATGACCGATAACTTGACTCAGAATAATGTGAATGCAGCTCTCTTGAACCGTGATTACACACTCATGCTTGACCGCTCTGGCTCGATGGACGAGCCGGTGAAGGCTGGAAGCGGCACGAGCCGTTGGACCGCCGCAGAAGAGGGCACTACGGCGTTGGCCCGGAAGCTCGGCGAGTTTGATCCCGACGGCATCACCGTCTATGCCTTCGCCAACCACTTCAAGCGTTACGACAACGTGACGGTGGACAAGGTCAAGGGCCTGTTCCGCACCGAACAGCCCAACGGCGGCACGCATCTGGTGGAGGCGTTCGGCGATGCGGTTGAAAACTACTTCACACGCAAGAAGTCCGGGAAGGCTCAGCCCAACGGGGAGTCCTTCTTTATCGTCACCGACGGTCGCACCGAAGATGAGGCCGGTTTGGTTCAACTCATCAAGAAGACGACCATGCGGATCGACAACGCAAAGGAACTGAGCATCACGTTCGTTCAGATCGGGGACGACACGCACGCGCGTGATTACCTCAAGCGCCTGGACGACGACCTGGAAGCCGAAGGGGCCAAATACGATATCGTGGACGTGATCACGATGGACGACATGGGCGGCAAGAGCCTGACCCAGGTCCTTACGGACGCCATCCTTGAGCACAAGCAGGGTGCCGCGTGATCTTGGAAATCCTGATTTTCGCGGGCGGCGTGGCGGTTGGAGCGGCCTACAAGCCGCTTCTGACTCGCTGGAAAAACAAGGCGGCCAAAGCCGTACACGCGGCTCACGACGCCTTGCAAGACTGAGTAACCGGGGGCGGTGCTTTCCCGCCCCAGCTTTTCGGGGGAAAAATGATTCAACTGGTGCTTTCGATTCTGTTTCTAGCTCTCATGGAATGCATGCTTTCGCTGGACAACGCGCTGGCGCTCGCGGCCACCGTTCATCACCTCCCCGAGGGGCTTCGTCGTCGCGCGCTGACTTACGGCGTATTGGGGGCCTTCGCATTCCGCTGGGTCGCCCTCTTTTTCATGGTTCACCTGCTCAACCTCTTTATCGTCAAAGTCATCGTGGCGGCTTACCTGATCTATCTTTCGGTCAATTTTTTCCTGAAAGGCGGAAGTGACGCCGAAAAGGGTCCGCCCGAAGTCGCCAAGGGTGAGCATTTTTGGTGGATTGTCGTCCTGGTCGAGCTGACGGACGTGGCGTTTTCGCTCGATTCGATTATGGCCGGAGCTGCGCTCAGTCAACAGCTTTGGGTGATTTTTTCAGGTGGCATCTTGGGCATCATTGCCATGCGATTCGCAGCAGAAGCTTTCGTCAACCTCATGGACCGGCTTCCGCGCCTCGAAACAGCGGCCTACCTTTTCATACTTTTGACCGGCCTGAAGCTTATCGTGGTCGCGTTCGCGCAGAGCCTTGTTGATTTCGATTCAAGCGCGTCGCTTCCATTCTGGCTTTTCTGGGGCGGCATGATTGCGAGCCTTGGGTATGGAATGCTTCCGCAAACAAAGAAACTTGCCAAACAAACGGCATAGTCGTCCCGGGACTCAAGCATGACTGACTGCAAACAAGACAAATGTCCGAGCTGTAAAAACCTGAGCCGATTCAATGGTGAATGCATCAACTCAATGTGCGGGGAATCGGTCCCGCACAAATGCCCAAAGGAAACAAAAATGTCACAAGGTCAAACAATCCAAGCAAGAATTGCAAACGACTTCACGTACCACAACCCAATGGATCGCGGCCACGACTTCGTTAAGATCCGCGAGAAGGCCAAGGAGCTGGCGCTTATGATTGCCGATCTGACGCCATCCGGGCGCGAGCAGTCTACGGCGCTCACTCGGCTGGAAGAAGCCGTCATGCATGCCAATGCAGGTATTGCGCGCCAGTATCCAATTGAGGTTGTCGCGCAGACGTTCCAGGACTAAACTATGAATGAAAACTACGACGGCCGTGCACTTGTAGATCAGATCTATCGGCTTCGCGCCCAACTGTCAGAAGCTCAACTTGCCAATCGGGCACTGCAGGCAAGCGTGGCGGAAGTGCGCGCCAAGCTCATAGCGCTTGAGGGCCAGCGTGATACTTGGGGCAACGAGTTCAACGCTGTGGTGATCATGAAAGAGTGTCTCGCTGAAACACAGGCCAAGCTGGACTGCGCCACCGAAACACTCCGCCTGATTTCAGCGTTTCAGCACAGAGTGGTCATTTCAAACGCCGACACATTACGTCAGTCAGAGCTTGCCGACGCCGCCCTCACGAAAATCGGCAAGGAGGACGCGATGGTTGGTTGGACCTATCGCGACAAGGCAATCGTTCCAGGAGTAGGTCATGATTGAGATAGAACTGAAGAAACTACTAGATAAGGCGGCGGATGAAGTTTCGCCCCAAGAGGTCATTGCACTTCAGATTGAGGTCGCGAATCTTCACGACGACATCGAAGCTTTGCGTGCCAAGCTGGAGTGTGCTCGCGAGGTCTTTGATTTTATCGCGGGCGGATGTCTAGTTCCTCCGGACGGCGGTCAGCCCTCGTTGGGAGATGCGATTGGGGCCGCTGGAAAAGCGTTGCGCGAGATTTGGCCCGAGTACCATCGGCGCTCACCACAGTTCCAGCCTATGCCCGATACGACTCTCATGCGAAAATGCGCCGACGCTGCCGTAGCCTACTACTTGAGGCAGGGAACAGGGTCTAAGCGAGATCAGGAAATTGGGGATGCCTTCCACGACGCCGTGATGGTGTATAAAGCGCAATCCGAAAAGGACCCCCATCTTTTTCATACACACCATTGCGAACCTCCTGCATGCGAGCCCAACTGTGGATTTAGAAGGGCGAGAGAAGAGACCGAGGAGGACGACAAGGATGGCTAAAGATGAAAAGGCACCACTAAGCGGCACCGGGCATTCCCTTCTTTTGGCGGTGGAGAACGAGCAGCAGCGGATGCATGACGACTGGATGGCGGCGTCCAACGATGCCTTGATTTTTGGCACTGGGTTTTTAAAAGTCGATAGGGATGGGCGGGTCAGATACGCATCAATCGATGAGGTCTATAAAGACGCCGAATTCATTCGAGAGAATCCCAGCAGGTCTTAGCTTGGCTCAGTAATAAAGTAGGCCACAATCGACGTATCAAGCGCGCTACTTGAGTTGATGACGAATGAAGTTCCTGCGGTCACCGTGCCCAAATAAAGAACGCCAAGAGTGCCGCTCGTATTTTGATGCGTAAGGTACACTCGAGAGTTTGCCGTAACGCTCGTATTCGAAACAGTGACAGTGCCCGCTACAAGCGTTGCGACACCCTGCTTGCAGTTCGAACCCTCTTTAATTGAAAGTCCAGCGCCGGCCTCTTCAAGGGAAAATTGTCCGGTTTGCCCACTAATTTTAACTGCATCTGTCAATGCGCCCGAATTAATAATCATAATATGGAAATCGGCTTGTTCAGATCCGCTAGTTTGGACATTGTGTCGAGTGCCTAAAAATGACATGGGGTTTAGCGATGCCCCAGTAGTCACATAGCCCGCCCAGTTATTCGTTGTAGTTGAACTGATGTTTGACATCGCGATGACAGGCGAACTATAGCCTGCGTTTGGAACAAGCTGAGTGAGCGGGTTCCAGTTACTTTGATTCTGAAGGGCGTTGACCGGATAAGCGGGGTCATTACCCGAGACGGAATTATTATTCCCAAGAGCTAAAAACGTGCTTGCGTAACTATAGTTGAAAAAATATTGCCCAGTTGTTCCAAAAGTGAGTGCAAACCCGTCGCTCCCTGTGCTGTTATCAAAGTAAAGCGTGCGTCCGGTTGATGTCGTCAGAGACAACCCGCCGTAAGGGGTATTGGCTCCGTTGGTGATGTTAACAACTGGGCTTCCATAAGGGGTGGTCGTACTACCCGCATTGATCGTAAAACCCGTACCAATTGCTGGGCCAGTCATCGTTCCGCCCGAAAGAGGAAGATAATTAAGCGACGGAGTCCCCGTTAACTGAGAATATGGAAGGCTCAATGCGGAAAGCGTAGTAATCGTGCTGTTGGTTGTGCCCGTGATGTTACTGGCGGTCCCCGTGATATTACCGCTGGGAATAACGTAGTCAGTGCCCGCCGTCGCCGCGCTGATCGCAGTACCGTTGCCCTTCAATACGCCCGTGATGGAAGTCGTTAGCGTGATCGCTGGCGTTGTCGTTGCGGTCGCTACGGTACCCGCGAAGCCGTTAGCGGACACAACTGAAACGCTTGTTACGGTCCCAGATCCGCCGCCGCCCGATGCCGAAATGGCGATATTGTTTCCAGTAGGAGTAAGGGTAATGCCCGACCCAGCGGAAATCGTTACCGCGCCCGTAAGCGTGTTGAAACTTGAAACGCCCGCGCCAGACCCTCCGCCAGATGGAGGGATGTAGAGAAAGTTAGATGCCATTTAGCCGCCCTTACTATTGAACGTGGCCGACGTGATTGTGGCCGTGGAAGCGCCGGAGCTCGTATCTGTGTAAACGGCCCGAACGAAGGTGTAAAAACTAAACTGTGAAGTGTCCCACGTGATGTCCCCGGCCGCCGAAACCGCTTGGCTGGAATTTGCGACCGTCGTCCAGTTGGTAGGCGCAGAATTAGCGGCCTTTCCGCCGGACGCGGTATTGGTCGCGGGATTGTCGCAGGAAGCCTGCAGCGTCCAAACTCCGGTGGGAGTGCCTGCAAAGAAAATCTGGATTGCGTAGCCCAATGCGTTTTGAAGCTGCATGGGAGCGCTGTTGATTGTTGCGTTCATCACGGTTCCGGCTGGGATGATATTGGGCTGGTTGCGTTGCTGCATAAATTTCCTTTATTGGTAATACTCGGTGACTTCGATATAGCCCGCCGCCCCAGCGCCACCGGCTTGTCCTGCCGTACCCGCCGTACCGGCTGCGCCCGCCACCCCTACCGTGTAAGTATAAGTTGCAGCCGGAGACGATATAATCGCATCAACAAACCCACTAGCACCACCCCCACCGGCGCCAGAAGAAGTTGCGACTGTACCGCCAGATCCTGCACCAGACCCGCCACCACCTGTGTTCGCTGCTGCGGCGGATCCGGCCACGCTGTCCATAGCGTCCCCAGCTCCGCCTCCCAGAGCATTTGAGCCACCACCACCACCGGCCCCGGCCACACCTGATAATGCGGCATCAGCAGTTCCAGAGCCTGAACCCCCAGTAAGGGCCGTTCCTACTGGCCCCGTGCCAAGAGAGGCGGTCCCACCTGCTCCACCAGGAGACCCAGCATCCGAGGCGCCAGCACCCCCGCCGACGCCGGGGTTGGCGACTAAGAGAGCGGTCCCGAAAGTAGAGGCAGTCCCTGTGCCGCCCGCCGTCTGCGTAACCGTGCCTGTACCACCTCCGCCACCGCCACCACCCACCATGCGAACCCTAATATAAAGGGCACCGGCGGCGGTGGTGTATGTCTGCGCAGTGCCAGACGTGAACTTTTGAATTGTAGGGGATTGTAACGCTCTAAACGTAGGAGCGGCCGCAGAGCCCGAGGTAGGCCCGGCAAAGAAAGTACCTGCAGTCTGTGTCTTAAGAGACGCGGTGACCGTTCCCGAAGCGGTGACAGCAGAGCTAGGGGTAGAGCTGAGGACGGTCCCGTCTCCGGTGAAGGTGACGGACGTGACGGAACCGCTACCCTTTCCGTTGAACGTATTCCAGTCCGTCGAAGACAGATACCCCGATTGAGAGGTGGAAGCCTGTTTCACCTGAATGGAAACGCCCGTGCCCAAAACGGCGTTTGTTGCGCCCGTAATTGTGAGCACCGAACTTGTCGCTTCAACAAGGGAGGCGCCCGTCAAAGTCAGGAGAGTACCCGACCCAATGACTGCGCCCGTACCGCCCGTGACAACTAGGTTGGTTGTAGGAGAGCTTGTAATATTTCCGACGGTTGCCGCGCTGATCGCAGTACCGTTGCCTTGCAGGATGCCGGTGATCGAAGTGGAAAGAGTGATTGCGGGAGTCAGTCCTCCAGAGGAGGACCCCGTAAATCCGTTGGCAGAAACCACCGAAATGGCCGTCAGATAGTTTCCTGCGGCCTGTTTTGAGTTAAACGTGGTCCAGTCGGACGACGAAAGCGCGCCGCGGTTTGTAGCCGATGCCGTGGGGAGATTGAAGACGTGGGAGCCGCCGCCCGCATCCACAATCGCGAAATTAGTACCCGCCGTTCCGACCGAAAGCGTCTGCGCCTGGGTCGTGTCGGAGTTAATGCTCAGAATGGCAGGCGAGGAAAGGGTGAGTGTGTTTCCGGCCGTGGCGAGGCTAACCCCCGTACCGGCGGCAATGATAATCGGACCCGTGAGCGTGTTGATGCTCGTAACGCCGCCGCCGCTCCCTCCGGTTGCAGGCCATTCGTATGAACTCAAGAGTTGTTCGCCTTACACTGGTTGTAGGCCGTAATGGTTCCGGAGCCCGAAGCGTTGATGTATTGGAGAAAGCAGTACTGGAAAGGAATTCCGATATTCGCGATCACAAAGCCCCCCGCGGTTCCGGCTGGCTGGACGATCGCTGGGTTGTAGGTCAGGGCATAGAAGTTGATGCCTGAGTTTGAAACCATGACCGAAAGGGTCCCGGTTGTGTTTCCAGTCCAGGCGACTTCGATCCCCTGGTTATCGCTTTGGCGAAGACCGAGGATATTCGTGTAAATTGTGTTTGTGCCGGAGATGACCCCGGCCAAAACTCCGCTCTTCGGGGAGTTACCGGCAACGTCTTGATTGGGTCCTGGGCCAGGAAGAAAGCCCGTGACGGGCGACGTGGTTTGCCAATTAAAAACCGATGGAAACTGTGCCTTGCCCATAAACCGCTCCTAAACAAGGAATTTAGCGGGACATACCGCCTGCTATATGTATGGGCTTGTTTCGCATTTTACTTCCCGGTCTGGATCTTCTCTAGGCTGGTTTTGTAAAGATCGTCGGTCTTGGCAATGGTTTTCTGGGTCGCCGCGGTCGCGCCGGACTTCGCATGTTTGCCGGGCGCTCCCTGGCTTTCCGATATCGCGCCCGCATTGGCTTGCATGATGGCTTGGGCCGCGGGCTGGGTCATGGTCGCGTCAAGCGGCTCCCCGAGAAGGAACGAAAGGCCCATCTTGTGCCGGTAGGGGATCTTTGCGCCGTTCGTCTTGGCGGTAATGAGCGCCTCATAGGCCTGGGTCTGGATCGAGTGGGCGAGTTCCGGATAGAGGGTATTGAGCGTCTGAAGGTCCGCGGGCTGAATCGTGCCGCTCCTGACCTTCTCAAGGATGGAGAGCGGGCGCTCAGCAATCCCGAGTTGCCGCTTATAATTCTGTTCGGCGAGCTTGTCGGGCGGGACGGTGGGGTCGAGCGGTCCGGGCTTGGCCTGTTTCGGTTTGATGGCGTCGAAGTAATCGCAGGCGGTCGCGGCCTTGGCTCCAAGTGCGGCCGAGTGTTCGGGAAGCCCCGGGAAGCCGCCCGTATCGAGAAGCTGGGCGGGGTTTTCGCGGATGGAGTCGAGGTGCTCGCGCAAGCCTGAAATCTCATGGCTCTCGACTTCGGGGTGGGGGTGCTTCGGGTCGAAGTGGTTTTCGGCGTGAGACTTGAGGGACTTGCGGCCACGGTGAGAGTGTTCAAGCAAGTCTTGGGTGGGCTTCATGAGGTTGTCAGACTTGGAATGGCCGCTTTTGGTGAGCGCGTGCAAAAGCCCATGGGCGGCGATTGCGTGGTCAATTGCGAGTCCAGGATGGTTTTCGAAATCGGTGTTCGCTTCGACTTGGCCGCCTTCCGCGAAATGCTCGCAATCGGGACTATGGGCTTGGCGGGAGTCGCAATGCCGGCCGACTTCGCCGCCCTCCGCGTCGTATTCGAGGTTTTTCGATTGCTGAGAGAATGATGGCGCACCGCATTTACAGTTAGGATGCGAGTGGCCATAAGACTTACAGTTCGGGTTTTTGCAGACGTAGGGCGGCCAATAAGCGGCGGTCTTTTTGTTGCTCTTAACCCACGGTGTAGTTGTGCTCCACTTCGCTCTAGCCATTCATCCCCTTACGACGCCTCACACGCGCCATCACGCATGCACTGGGTTACGCGCGTTGCCGCGTCCGATTGATCTTCATGGTTCTGGCTATGGAGGTAATCGGCGGCCATGACGAACAAGCCCCCCGCAACGAAAAGAACCCCAAGGCGGCCAGTAACCAGAGAAAAGTAACCAATCATTTTCTTCATAAAATCAGTCTCCCTTCTCTCTATTCTACCTTAAATGACGCATCTTGTCAAATAACCAATGATATCACTTGTCTAGGCCCCAGGTCTTGATCAGGCCAGTATCGGTATGGTCTGTAATGAAGTCCTTAATGTTCTGCCTCTTCCGGGCGGCGTGTTCGGGCGAATCGCCACGCTCAGGGCTGTTTTTTTCAACAATCTCTTTAATTTGGTCGCCGCCGATATTTGTTCCCTTAAGGGCGCTGGATATAAAGCCCGTAAGTTTACTTTGCGTGTCCTCGTAGCTTCTGTTGGCGTCAGTGTCTGTCAGATAATTTAAGCTACCGCTCAAAGCTTGGCCGATGCCTAATGGAATTCCTGCAACAGCATGTCCGCCTCTGCGTCGAATGTTGCCGCCTATACTTCCTTCTTTGACATCTTTTTCGAGCTGATCAAAAGTTTCATTAACCCGCGCGAGCCCCTTATCCGCCTGGGCGGCACGATTGTATTGATCTTGAATGGCCACATACTGATCTTTAGCTTTCGGCGTATAGGCCAAGTCTTTGATGCGCTGTTGAGAATTTGGCCCGAGAATACTGTCCTGTTTTTTCTCTGCAGACACGGGGCCGAGAGATGCGGTTTCTCCGCCAGCGGGAGTCGCCGCTCTGCCCTGTTGCCCAGGCAGGCCGCTAAGATTGACCACCGAGTCCTGAATGGCTTTTGAGGTTTCTAGCGCCTTGGCCGCCTCATACTGCATCGCCCGCTGTGCGGCAATGGGCGTACCCAGTCGTGCGGCCGTGAGCTTCACCTGATTCACCATCATGTCATTCAGATTTGCCTTCGTTAACGCCGTGGCGATATTCTCATTGTGGTAAAGGTCGAGATACGCACCATAGATATTTTTTTGATGCTCGAAGTTTTCTTTCTGAGCGTCGATATTGCGATCTATCTGCTTGTTTAAAAAATCGAGCGCAAGATTGCTGTGGCCCCCGCCGCCCATGCCCCCGAGAAACAAACCCACCCCGGTAGCGATCTTTTGTTGATCCGACTGAGATTGCCCGTATTGCTCCGGGTTGATCACCCCCGCCTTCATGGCGGCAAGGGTTTCGTCGGCATTTTTTCTAAACGCCTTGGCGTGCTCGACCTCTTCGTCGTTGACCTGCTGTCTCGCATTCATGAGCTGGCGCTCATAAACGGCTTGAGCTTTGGCGGTTTCAGTGTCGATCTTTTGTCCAAGCCCACCCGCGGCCTGATTAGTTTGTGCGACCGCGCCTGGGTTCATCGTCCCGTCTGGATTTAAAACAGAAGGCGTAGCGGGAACCTGAGGCCCGTCAACGGGCGCCTCTTCGGCTCCTTGTGGAACCGCATCGGGAGCGGCGGGGGCCGCCGCAATCGGCGCCGGATCTGTGGTCGGGACATCCTGCTCTGCCGCGGCATCAGCAACACTTCCCGCGCCAGCCATCTTAATCCGCTTCAATTGCTCGCGCTCAATCGGGCGCAGACCCTTCAGAATCACCCGGATCTCATGGCCCTTGGGGTGTCGCATGGTCGCGGTCTTATCGTCTTCTGCTACCTTGACAAAGTTTTTGAAGTCGAGCATCAGCTTACTCCCACCGGGCGTTTCATGTGCTTGGCGACCGTTTTCTCAACAAACTTTCTTCCGAGATGTGACGCATTCTTGTGGGTCGTGACATGGATCGGGAGCACCACGCCGCCCTCATCGAGCTCGGTTTTGATCACGTCATTTTTGAGAGAGTCGTGCTTCACTTTGTCTTTGCCCGGAAAGTGGTGCCCGATCTTCATGGGATCCGCGCCGCGCTCAACCACCTCTTTGACCTGCTTCGGGTTGAGGTAGACTTCTTTCGGCGAAACGATCGCGGGAACCTTCCCGCCCGATGCCATTTTCGGAGTCACTTGCCCGTGAAGGTATTGAGCGACGAAAGAGGGATGACCGCCCTTGGCCATGCGGTCGCGGCCGTGGATCGCGCCGCCCTGATACTCGAAAGAGGGTGTCGGGAGCGTGGTATTTACGCCAAGGGTGGGCCCTCCACCGCCGGATGGAGCTGCCGGAGCGGGCGTTGCCGGAGCCGCGCCCGTAGTCTTCGGCGCCGCTGCATTGGTAAGAGCGGTACTGGCACCTGAGAGGCCGCCATTGATCAGCGTGTTGGCTTCGGTCTGAGCACCCACGTTGGTTGCAGTATTCGCAGTGTTGACCGATCCTTGCCCGCTCGTCTCTGCCGAATTATAAGCCGTCTGCGCTCCCAGAATCTGGCTTTGGTTCGTGAGGTTATTTGTTGCCGCGTTATTCAGTCCCGTTTGAGTTTCCGCGACCTGTTGCCCCGCAATCCCCGCCTGCGCATTGAGCGCATTCAATTGCTGCTGAGACTCGGTCGTTGCCGCCTGACCCACGGCCTGTTGCTGAGTCGCGGCGCCCTGTTGTGCGGCCTGTCTAGCCATGAGTCCCACGTTGGAGCTCGCTCCGCGCTGGCCCGCCATAAGCGCCGCCTGGTTGGCGACGTTTGTGCCCGTAGTTTGGTTCAACTGAGCCAAAGCAGGGTTAGGACCGTTGCCTGCGGCAATCTGGCCCTCCTGATTATAGACGTTCGATTGGTTTTGAGCGCCATTCTGGGCCAGGAGTGTTTGGTTGTAATTTTCAACCGCCTGCTCACTTCCGACGACGTTTCCATTGGCATCGGTGATCTGTTGGCCGGTGACGGGGTCAGTGATGTTGGGCATCTGGGGGGAACTCGAGCTGGACGAAATCAGGCTCGAGATGCCGCCGATGAGTGCGCCGCCCACGGCCCCCACGGCAGTACCAATGCCGGGAAGTACGGCGGTTCCAATCGCGGCCCCAGCCCCAGCGCCTTCTAGCGCCTGCATCCCCGCCTGCCCGGCTTGGCCGCCGGTCAGAAACCTTGGCGAAGGGTCCATAGCCGCTTCGGCCTGACTCAATACTTTTTGGGCCATCACCCTTCCGCCCTTGGCCAGGTTCTGATGGCGGGGAAACTTGCCCTTGCCCATCCGCTGATTGAACGCCTGTTTTTTCTTAAGGTCCATGGTCACCCCGTGCCGATCGTGTTGGCGGCCTTGACCGGCCTGTATCTTCTATTGACTCCAATTGTGCAGGTCATCGCGGAAAGAGTAAATCCCGCACCCGCCGGAACCCCTAGGCTTGGGTCGTAAATCTCCTGAAGCGCAAACTGGAACGTCTGGCATTTTTGGGTCGCGGGCTGAATGCGCCATTGCTCGAGCGCCCCCGTCCCGCCGTAAGGGGTAGTCTGACCGTAGAGGGCGTCTGACCCGAAAACACCCGTGTTATTGGTCGGCGTAATCACCGCCTGTTCGGACAAGCCCGCAAAATCATAGCCGAACTGGACTTGCAGCAAATGCGGCGTGAGGTAATCGCCCAAAAGCTGAATCTCGTAGATGCGCTGATAACCCGAAATCCCGGCCAACTGAATATTGCCGGTCAAAAAGCTGATCAGAACCGGGTTGCCGTTATCGAGGTACGCACCGAGGGTTTCCTGAAGGACTAGGCCAGAATTGCCTAGTAGCGTATGCATTCCCTGGTAAAGCGTGGAGCTGATGGCCGGAATGGCGCTCCCAGTGAAAACCCCCCATTGCTGGAAGTAATAATCGTACATCAGGATTTCGCCGGTATCGAGGGTGAACCGGACTTGGGTTGTGCCGGGGATCACGGCCGCACTTGTGACTGTGCTTGAGTTGTATTTTTCAACCGGAGCGCCGATATATTCCACTCCAAGGGCATGAGTAAGAAGCCAAATGCCCTTGTCCGATTGGAACATGAGGCCATCGTTCATTACAACAATCGAGTTCTGATTCGCGCATCCAACAGTCGAGGTGATGTAAATCGGTTGCGTATAAGCATTATTCGCTCCCGTATTGTCCGGTCCGGCCCCTTGGATGTAGTACATCGCGTCTTTTTTGAAGATGATGAGGCTTGAATCGAGGGGAGCCAACGCCGTCATCGTCCCAGTCGATCCCTGTGCTCCAGTCGTCGGCGGAACATAGAACGTGAATAGATCGGACATTTCTACGGGAGTCGATTCGATGACCTGTTTAGAAAACCACAGGAGATTCTGGTCTTCCGCGTCAATCAGCCAAAGGCGTGTATCGAAAAGAGTGGTCGCAATCGCGGCCGGACCCGGAATGTCTTCGACCACGCCGCCCGTAGTGTAAATGATGTTGTTTCCGATAATCGCGCTATCGGAAAGAATGTCAACGTAAGAGATTGAATCTGCGCTTGGATTGTTCAGTGTGGGCGCGGTGATGGATGTGACTTGGTAGTAGACCTGGTTCGCTGTCGACCATCGATAAATCTGGATCTTAACATTCGTTTTGTAGGATAGCCTGAGTGTTGGTACATTCACCGTGATCGTGGATGTGGATCCGGTCGTAGTAATCGTGACAGGAACGCTTGGAGCAGAGCGGAACAGGTTGCCTTGCGCGTCCGTCCATTCGTAGGTTACCTGATAGTAGTATTGTTGTGCGGTGATGGATCCGCCAGTGGTTGCGGTGGTAAGTTCCACGTTGTCTGGGAAGACATGAAAATTCTGCTCGTTGATGAGCGCGCCATCATACGCCCAAAGCATCCCGCCCGTGAGGTTGAGGTTTTTCCCAATCTCGGACCCAAAAAGGCTCTGAGAACTGAAGTCGAGGGAAACGAGGTTGACGCCCGTTTGTGAGTAAATGTTCGTTGCGCCAGCGGGCCCTATGCTTTCAACTAGTCCAGTTGTGTTTTGTGATTCGATCAGGTCTTTGTAGAGGTAGGCGATGGAAACGGTCGTGCCGATCACCTGTGCCTGCGGTAGCCCGTAAGGGAGGTATCCATTACTCGTAACGAGTGATGCCCCGCCGTTCTCATAGGCAAAGCGCGAAATGATGTTTCCACTGAAATCCATCAGGAAATAGGTGCTTTGAAGCGATGATGCGTACTCCGCTAAAAGGTAAGGCGTGCCACTCATCAGGAATGCTTTCGAAGCTAGACCCACAGATCGAGAGACTGTCGTCGTCGAACCCACGGTCCCCGTGGTGAGCGTAGCAGGGAGAGTGACCGAAACACTATTGATGAAGTTTGATGCAAGCGAGCTATCGTATGAATATTGATGAGAGACTTCATAGGCAGTAGTGATGACTCCGTTTTGAGCGACGCTCGTTATATTGTAAACCGTCCCGCTTGCGATAATCTCAGTTGGGTTCATGAGCTTTTGAAGCCCTGTGTTGACCGCGACGACATAACCCGTACTCGATGCCGAGTCATAAAAAGAGGCGTAAATCACGGGATTCGATGGCGCGCTTAGGTCCGCCGTCACGCTCATGATGGTCGCGACTTCCGCGAACGTCACGGCCGACGCGATTGCGAACGAAGATTCAAGGTAATTGAACTTCACCGAGTTTCCACCGCTAGTAGAATAGTAGGCGAAATAGAAGTTGTTTCCGACCACCACGCCATCCCATGAAAGCGCATTCGTCGGCGCGTAACTCGCGGCTAGGTCCGCGTTCGGAATGACGGTCGTTGGGCTTGAAATGGAAACCGCGATGTATTGCAGATGATGAACGCCGCTGATCGTGTTTGTGAATACGATCAGGAAATATCCTCCCAATATAAAAACGCGGGCTGAGCCGGTGACGGCGCCTGACGCTACTGGGATCGGCGTTTGATCAACGATATTTTGTCCTGAGGTTGAGTCGGAAATTACGTAACTATAGGTGAGCGTACCGCCGTTTGATTCGGTGTAAACGGTGCAGACTATTCCGTTTTCTGAAGTGATAGAATCGCACTGGACTTGGTTGATTGCGGACCTCGCGACGGGGATCACGCTCAATGAAATAGGCTGAATATTTCCTTTATCGACCCAATTGGAGTTTCCTTCGACATAAGCCTGGAGGGCTGTACCGATTGCTGTTAGATTTCCACTGAAAGTAGTGAGATAAACCGAGCTCGCATTCGGAAGAGTCGATATTTTACCGAACCCATTTCTTTTAGTGAGGCGCCCGGTCGTTGTGAAAACGCTGTTTTCAAATTCCAGAAAGTTTCCAATTTGGACCTGCTTTGGATCAGTCTTGGTATCCAACCCCTTAGAAAAATTGATGGGAATAGTCTGTTGCTGAATCATCCATCATCCCATCGCGATAAAGCAAAATGCGGAGTCTGTTGGAACTGATCCGTTTTGGTTAATGTAAATTGAAACCATGGTCGTGCTTAACGTTCCAAACGTTGCAATAGTATCTAGGGATGACGGGTCCGAAGGGGTGATGGTAATGGCTGGAGTGGTTGCAAATGTGGTCGAAAAATAAACATTGTAAACCCCAGTACCCACGTGATTTATGACACTGATACCCTCTCCAGAGATGAGGCCCCCGGAAGAATTAATGTACCCTCTCACAACCTGAACGTACGCAGTGTTTTTGGATGAGAGAACTGGAGAGGTGTTTTGGATCTTAACCCCTGATCCACTTAAACTTACGTTGGATGCGATCTGAGTGCCTGTTATTGTTCCGTTTACGATCTGCGCTGCGGTGATCGTTGTGTTTGCGATCTGTGTTGCGGTAATGCCCTGAGAAGCAACCTTAATTACGTTGGATGCGATGACAATAGTGCTGTTATCCACAGTATATGGCGCGGAAATGTTCCCCGACGAATCGAGCGCCATGATGCTAGTTACCGACGGCACCACTGGAAGGGTCAGGTCATACGAGCTTGAAAGCGTCGGCGCCAAAAGAGTGAGCTGGTTCGTAAGATTTCCAGCATTAGAAAGCAACACACTCTGAAGATCCACGTTGGCGAACGAGGTAGAAGACGACTTCACAACGAGCGTGCCAGCTGAAAACGCCGCCGTTGCCGTTCCGCTCGCAATCCCGCTCGAGGTCGCATTGATCTGCCCATTCGTCGTGATCTGGACTTGGTTTCCGCCCGTGTAATCGTTATACCAAAGTTCATTTCCAGAAACGTAAAGGATGCCCACGTTAGGTGCACTATTCGCGATGGGCGACGACTGCGAAACAAAACGAACGGACCGAAGCGAGATGGCGTTGTTGCTGTTGAATGGAAGGTCTGCATTGATGTTGATCGCGGCGGGCACGATCTGGACGCCTTGCCCGGTCGTGTGGTTGTGCTGATCGATGATATTCATGCACGACTGAAGATTGCTTGCGTAATCAGGGCCGGGATCAACACCGGGAACCGGATTCGGAAGCTGCATGTTTGGTGTCACATTGAAGTTAGCCATCAGTACACCCAGATTGAAACGGTGACAGCCGCGCTGCTCACCAGGGTTAAGGTTGTTGCGTTGAAAGGCGAGGTCTTGGGCTTGTAGATCGAGGCGACGCCGTCGATATCCGTAATGAACCATCCCTGCATTTTTCTGGAAAGCTTGTGGTTGATCACTGTGGTTCCATTGATGAGCGCAATGCCCGTCAACTGAAGGCCGTTCGTGACCGGGTTCGCGATTACCGGATTAAGCGCCGCCGCCCACTGGACCTGCATTTGCGGGAGATCTAGTTTAAGGGGAAGGTTAGCCATCTAGACAAACCTCTGCGCATGTATTAATAGCCGATCATGGAAAAATTTTGGAATAAGGTCGAAAAAAACGGACCGAAGATTATTGACACTCAATGCTGGGTTTGGACGGGATGCAAAGATAAAGATGGTTACGGAAAGTTCAAAACTTCTCATCGCTCTAAGCGCCAACACTTTAGGGCGCATCGATTTGCATGGGCCCTTCAATTCGGACCAATAGAAGCATCGGCACTTCTTTGCCACAAATGCGACAATCCTGCTTGCGTGAGGCCATCTCATCTATTCCCCGGCTCCTTTCTTGATAATGCTCAAGACAGAGTCAAAAAAGGCAGAGGCCCATCCGGAGAGCGAAATCCTGCGGCTAAACTGACCTGGAAAAAAGTAAGACAAATACGAAAAAAGTACGCCACAGGCAAGTATAGTCAACAAAACATAGCTGATGAATATTCCGTGATTCAAAATCTGATTTCCAAGATCGTGCTGGGCAAGCTTTGGAAGGAATAAGAAGCCGTAACCAAAGCCCCCACCCCATCCACCGCCGAATCCGTTACCCCAAGCGGACGGTCCGCTGAAGTTCGGGTCGCCGAGACTGTTGCGAGTGTTAGAAGCCGTATTAGGCTGACCCACGTCTCGATTCGCCGCAGTGACTTCAATCCGAACCTCCATCGCCGCCTTCCGATTCATGAGCTCTTGGGCTTGATCAAAGAGCTGTTGCTTGGCGAGCGCTTTCGCCGCTGCGTCGAGCACCGGATACTCCCACCACGCGGAATAGCCAAAGGGCATCATGTCGGTGTCTTGGAGAAGTTGTGGCGCGAGCGGCACATACCAAAGCCTGAAGTACTGGCCGGAATTTGTAGGGATGATGAAAATCTGATCGCCCATTTCACGGTATTGAAACGAGCAATACTGTCCGCTCACGTTGTTCGATGCTGCGCCCAGAAGAATATTGTACTTGTTGCGGTCGCTCCAATTGAAGCGGCTCATCGGGACCCAGCCCTGAGTGTTGTTGATCTGTGCGCCGTAGCTATTGAAGTCGCATCCGTAGACTTTGAAGCACGCGGGAGCCGGCGTGCCGGCCGGGTTGGGTATGCCGTTCGTATTCGGGTAATTCGTTCCATTCGGGAGTGGGTAAGAGAGCGCGGACGAGCTTTGAATGATGAGCGCTGGAGCCAGGAAGTAGTCTTCCCCGAACTTGCAGGTGAGAATATCCCTAAGCTCGGAAACCGAGTTGTTGATCATCAAATTCCATTCGTCATTCGTGACGAAATTGGACTTGAGCATGTCCGCGCGAAGTCTCGCCTGGTAGCGCAGGTACCCTAGGTTGATCTGTCCAGGTGCGCAGGGCGTGATGGAGGTGGGCTGGGAGATGGCATATCCGGAAGTCCCCGAGGTCGCGACCGACGCGACCGAATAGTAATAATTCGTCCCAATAACCACCGAACTATCCAGGTAGTAATTAGTTGTAGGGCTAGAAATGACAGAAAAGTTAACACCATCGGTAGACCGCTGAACCGAATAGTTCGTCACGCCCGCGACGATATTCCACGTCAGGAAATTTTGACCGTTTCCGGTCTGAAGGATGACCTGGGTTGGGATTGCGGACAAAGACATTCAATCTCCCCTTAAGACACGGGCCAAGCTAGGTCGCCCCGGCTCAGCCCGCATACTCAGTCATGATTTAGAGGCCGATGTTAGACGGGCTGAACTTGGCGTCCACGTAGAACGAGAGCCCGACCGTGGTGCCGTTGGCGGGCGCGGTAGGAACGGGGGTCGTGACGCTCGAACTCGTTGGGCCAAGAAGCTGAACCAAGATCCAAGCGCCTTCATGGGCGGTGCCCCCCACTGGCATTGGGGCAAAGCTCTGATTCGGGTCGCCCACGACTTCGATGGAGCCGATGCCTGAGACACCCGCCGCAATGACGGTTCCAGTGCTCGCGCCCGCGCCCGTTGCCGACGCAACGAAGCTTTGGCCTACGGTTGGGGTCAATCCGGGCGGAAGGCCTACGCCCACCCAATCCTGAAGATTGGTATCGCTCACGGTCTGAGCGAAGCTGAAGCCGGTCGCAAGCCCCGCAACAGCCGCGGAGTAGGAGAGCGCGGTCGTTGAACCGGATCCCGAAACGAAGGTGAGGGTTCCGGCGGAAGGGCTCGGAGCCTGGTATCCTGACGTGTTGAGCAGAGTACCGCTTGAGAGGGTTGATGTCACCGTGTAGAGGTTTCCGCTTCCATCCGTCCAGACGGAACCGCTCGTTGCGGATCCGGAACTGATCGTGAAGTAGATCGGCACGGGCACGCCGTTATTGGACGCAATCGCCGTGTTGCCGTCCTGAGGAATGCCAGCAAGCGGCTTATTCAGGGTCGACGTGACGGTCAGCGTCGCTCCGCCACCGCCGGAACTGGTAAAGCTGAACGTACCATTGATTCCAGAAGGCAGTGCGTTAACGAGCGTACTGAGTGCCGTCGTGATCGTTGCGGCGGAAGCATTCGTTGCAAGCACAAGCGGCTGATAGGTCAGGCCGCGGTAGCCGGCGGCGACCTGAGAAGGCGAAAGGGCCGGACCCAGATTCGGCGCGCTGCCAACGCCGTTCACGATGAGGTAGATGCAGAACGAATTCCCGTAGGAGTCGTAAAGCATGAAGTACTTACCGGCCAACGAGCCCGAACTATCGGCGACGGGAGAGATGGTCGCCGCGCCCTTAGGACCCACCCCGACCGAAGCGATGATGTAGGGGGTACCCACGGTCAAAGCCGCGTCCGTCGCATCGATATTGAGCGTGCTCCCGGTGGTTGGGCTCGCAAAGCCAGAGAACCCACCTAGATAGCGGTTGTAGTTCGACCTTAACTGGATCAGGGCATAGCCCTTGGAAGCCGTGTGGCCCATTGGGTTCACGATGGTCGTGCCGACGCCCTTTGCGGGAGTAGCGGTCGTGTACATGTAGACGTTCTTGACGCCCTGTCCCTTGAGGGACCGAATACCTAGGCCGTTTCCGTTGCTAGAATCGACGATGAAGTTACAGTCGATCAGGACGGGTTGGGAGCCGAACGAATAAAGACGACCGCCGTTGTTGCCAATTGAGTTTGACATGAAACCCTCTTTCAAGCCCAATCGTTTAAGTGCACATCGCTTGGGCCGCTAGTGTGCAACACGAGTGAAGGGGTTCACTCATGTGTATTGCCTTGTTACGCAAAAATTAATAAAGGGGTACCTATGTCAGCAAATAGACCCGTAAGACATTGGCAAAGTCTGAATAAAATAGGCGGCCAAGGTGCGCCGAAATTAACGCTTGCTGGATATGAACTTAAATTAAGCGATATCAAGCCCATCCCTGTGGACACTGCTCCAATTGAGCATGAAGCTTTTCCTTGGGGCCGGGAGCATACTCTGGACGAAATAGGCGAATCCTTTTTTCTTAGCAGAGAAAGAATACGCACCATTGAAGCGCAAGCACTTCGCAAGCTAAGAGACTTTAGCCGCGCAAAACATTTGATACAATTTTGGGCTAACGACTGGGATTAAAAAGCAAAACCCCCACGCCTTTTGAGCATGGGGGTCTCGCCTCATCCGTGAGGACAGTGGTTATTGTGGGAGAGCTACGACAGCGTTGGCGCCGGGAGCATTGCAAGACAGGTTGAGGTATCCGCCCACGCGGATTTCAACGGCGTCCTGGCCGAGGATCGGGAATCCGAGCATATCGTAGAAGCCCGGGAAGGTCAGGAACTGAGGGATCTTGCCCAAAGAGCGCAGCTTCCAAGTATTCATGGTCAGGATGTAAGCGGTCTGCCCTGGGCAGTTCCGATCTTGGATGATCGAGATTTCGCCGTTGGCAGTCGGGAGAACCAGAGCCTTGAACGAGATTTCAACCTCTTCGTTGATCTTGGCCCGAATCATCTGGTACTGGCCCTGGCCAGTCAGGTTCTTCACCAGTGTCTGGTAAGAGACCGGATTGATGAAGATGACGTCGGGGTCACCGGCCTCACTCGACTGAGCCGCAAGCTGGTTGGTCGCGTCGATCAGGCAATCCTGAATCGACTCGGCCGTGCCGGCGAAGCGAAGGCCCGCGAGCTTGGTAGGGCTCACGCTGCGGTTCTGAGTGAAGAACGAATCGGATGGGCCAGGCGCCACGCTTGGGATCCATGCCCCAAGCCCTGCGATGCAGAGCATGTTGGCAGAATTCAAGCCGTTCGTGCTGAAGAGCGTATCGCCCGCGCGTCCGAGGTAAGGAAACGAGGTCGACCAGTTGGTCGGAGTGCCCGCCGCGCCCTGAAGAGTGGGGAAACCGTGACCGTGCCTGCTCCGGTATCGACCGCGATGACATAACCGATCGCGCCGCCCGTGGACTGGGTAGCGGTTTGACCGGAAACCGAGAAGCTGTTCAAGGCCATGTTGACCGAGAACTGGTAGACCTGGCCCAGATTGTCGAGCGTGATGACACCGTTGACAATCGTGCCCAATCCACCGTTGGCGCCGTAGGAGCCGCGAGTGCCGGAGCCGTCCGAGAACATCTGGTAGGCGATGTCGTTGGCCGCGCCCATGTAGAGCGACTTCACGTTCATCTTGGCGGCTGGCATGAAGGCGCCGATGTTCTGAGCCGATGCGCGAAGGAACTGATTCTGGATCGAGCCGACGCGGTAGACGTTGACCGTGGTGAGAAGGAACGAAGCCGTTGCAGGCGCCGTCTGGTAGGTCTGAGCCGTACCGAGATTCGCCGAACCGCCGCCGCCCACGTCATAGAGGACGGGGATCGGGAAGTTCAGGCCGCCCAAGCCCATTTCGGTCTCGTCCTTGTCCACCATGGACAGGAACCTGTTTTTGTTGAAGACGAGGTCTTTCATGACCCAGGCGTCGTCCGAGTAGAGCTGTTTCAGGACTTGGAGGTTGTCCTGGCTATTCGAATAGGCAAGAGCGGTGTTTGCGGGGGTACCCATTTAAATTACCTTTGAAGTTTGGCCGCTTGAACGCGCCGGATGGCTTCCGCGATCTGCTCGCTTTCGCTCATCAGGTGGAACGGCTTCGACTTCGACTTCTCGGAAGTCGTTGTCATATTTTGTGTGATGGTTTTGGCCGATGGCTTGGGAGCCCCCAACACTCTGGGCTCAGCCTTAAATTTTTCTTTGTACCGGCTCACCGAGGCGAGCTTCTCCGTTTTCGCGTCGAGCGCCTCTAAAATCTCCTTGGCCGCGTCTTCGGCGGTCAATTCGACGTTGTCTTCATCGAACGAATCATTGATGTGTTTCAGGACCACACCCTCAAGACCCAGTTCTTTGATGGCAGAGAGGTCTTCGTTCGCGGCGACTACCTTAGAAATCTCCTGTTTCCACAAAGCCTGGTTGGTTTTGTATTCTTGGAGAATCTGTTCTTCTTGGTTTTTCTTCAGTCGCTCGAGCTCGCTTTCAAGCTTCCTTGTGCGTTGCTCAGCGGGGTCTTCTCCGGCCTGCTTATCGAGCAAGTACTGGGTGTACTGCTCATGAGTCATACCGAGTTCTTCCGCGGCGGAGTAGTCTTTGGCGGCGACTTTCGTCCGAAGCTGCTGATACTTTTCAGCATCGGCAAGCTTTGCCTCTAAAGCCTTCTCTCGTTGCGCGAGGGCTCGCTCGCGCTGGCGCTGCGCCTGTTCCTTTCGGGCCAGGGCGCTGATCTGAGGCGAAAGGGGTACCGATTCTTCAGGTGTGCCAGGTTCTGCAGGCGCTTCCGTCTCAGGAGTATTGGGTTGTTTCACATTCCCAGGCGAGGGCCGCTCAACCGGGCTTCCCGTGATGGTCGTCGTCCCTTTCGGGTCGTATCCGGTGAATTCTTTTGTGGGTAAATCGAACTGGTTGGGCTGGTTATTGGGCTGGGATACGGGCGCTACGTCCATCGCTTCGGCTGTGAATGCCATTTTTTTCTCCTTGGTTTTTCTTCATGCTTAAACTCGGACTCCCGATGCCGGGCCCATGCTCTGTTGGGGCGGGACGACTCCGGGACCTTGTTGTTCTGGGGTAGGCGGCGCCGCGGCCGGCGCGGGGGGTTGCGCGGCCATCTTCAGAACCTGAACTTGAGTGAAATAGTCTTTTAGAAGATCAAGTTTCTCTTCTTCGATATCGGTCACCGCGTACTTGTTGATCGTTTGTACAACTAAAGTGGTTGCGAGGTCGGACGGGTCCAAAATGAAGGTGTCGGGGGGGGAGTAGCCCTTCTTGCCCTTCTCGATGATCTGATCGAGGTCATGGAGGATGCGCTCTTCGAGCGCGACCGCAAGCTGGTCCGACTGCTCAAGGTCGGGAAGACGGGAGAGGCGCCTAAACTCCTGATTCGTGATTTCCTGGGCCGCAAGCATCTCGGAAAGCTTGGCTTGGCGGCCGGCCGGATCCTTGGGGAGCGCGCTTTCCGTCATGCACTTGATGACGTAGGTGTCTTTGAGTTCTTTCTCGGCCAGCGGGAAATCAATCTCCCGCGTTCCGTCGCGGCATGGGTAAACCGTCGAGTAGCTGCCTTCGCGCTTGGCGATTTCGGCGGCCTTGTCGATCATCTTATGGGCCAGGCCGTTATGGAAACCCTGGTACCGCTTTTGGAGTGCGGCGAACCGGATGGACTGGTTGTCTTGGAAGACGCGCTGCGCTTCGCCCGAGTTCAGGCCCGCGGGCTTTTGAGCGGCCGCGCTCAGTGAAGAGATGCCCGCAATCGCGTAGGCGTTCTCAATGAGCCATTTGATGTACTCGTAAATTTCGGTGTTGTTGGATGTCGCGTTGACGAACTGGGGTGCCTCAGCCATCGTCTTCACTTTGATGATGCTTGAGATGTTGTTATTGAAAGCCGTCTCGAGCACCTTTGAGAGCTCAGAGATGATGATTTTAGGAACCCCGGTCATCTCGATGCACTGCGACGCAATGATGAGCATCTTGTAGATTTCCATTTGGGTCGGAAACAAGATCTCAGCTAACCCCTGGGAGAACCAGCCCACGGTGTTTGGGTTGTAATCGAGCTTTTCGAATGGGAAGTAGGATTTAGTCCACGGTTCATCAAGCAAGATCCCATCAGAACAGGCAATAACGTGACGCCCGTCTTTAGTGTCCTTGCCGCTGGGCAAGTGCCAACCTTCGGAGATAATAAATTGATCGGAAATAGTATCCGTCGACTGGGGAGAGTTATCCACGGTGCCGCCCTGGGCGGCATAGATTTTTTCGGCTTCCTCTGGCATTGCTTCCGCCATCACTCCGCGGTCGCAAAGCTTGGTTTGGATGAGCGCCCGGGGGTTCCGGTAATAAGCGTCGTTGAAGTCAACGAGGAGCTCAGTCTCGAGCGTGCGTTCAAGCGCCACGCGCTTATCCTTCTCAACGATCTTGATAAAACCATTACCGAGCTGGGCCGAGTCGCGGAAGGCCTCAGGGGCGAGAGCGTCGACCTTGCAGCGATAAAACTCGCCTGCGATGAAATTATTCATTTCAAGCGCGACCTTGCGCTCTTTATAGTGACTCGCGTCCGTCAGGAAGACAGGAGTCGGTTCGTCTTGCGTGATCCGCGAGGTGAGAGTGTCGATACAGGAATACACCACGTTGGCGGTCGGCCGACCCATGGGCATCTGTTGTGAATTATCCAGCGTGGAAGTAGAGGCCAGGTAGTTATAGAGAGGCTTACCTGAGAATAATCGGGAGTAGAGGGAGGCTTGCCTAATTCGGGCGGAGTGGAAATTTTTAAGAAAGGCAGTCGTCGAAAGAAGCTGTGCCAGAAGCTCTTTGTCATCTTGGGCTAACCACCACTGGTAATAGTTGTTTTCTTTCGGAAGCGTTTTCTTGTCACGCGGGTCAACGATCTTGTCCCTGGCTTCGACCGCGGCTTTCATCGGCTCCGATGTAAACGCCATTTATAACCCCGCTCCGGCCGGGAAGATCTTATCTACGAGCGCCGCGTCGTCCATCTTGAGTGTGCCGATGAGTTCTTTTAGTTTTTCAGTAGCTTCATCGTTTTCGTGTGGTGCCGGAGGAGTAACCGTTTGGTTACTAAGCGGCACAGGAGCGTGCGTCTCCCGCTGGCATTCCCCTCCCAGCCTAATCTCGAGGTCATGCGACTTGTAGAATTGAACGCCCGCGCGCGACAACGCATTCAGGAGTTCAATGCGCTCCTGGTGATTCATCAAAGGCCCATTTCATCAAAGTATCTACGGATGCGGGCGACCGACCTCTTGAGCTCGCCGCGGTCCTGGCTCGATTCATTCTCACCCATCTCAGCGTCCGAAGCGGGCTCATGATCCGGGTTATCCAACGTCTCATTGACTTCCCCCGCCATCTTGTCATCCCAGGCTTCGTTCGGGTCGACCGCATCTTGGCCCGCGTAATCCATATCCTGGCGCAGGTTGGCTTGGCCCTGTTGCTTCTTTTTTTTACGAATCATCGCGCTCAGATCTTCAAACATTACTCTTTCCCCCTGCATGAAAGCACGATGGCCTCGAGTGCCGACATGATGCCCTTGCGGTCCTTGCGCTCCATGGCGTCCATAAACTCGCCGCCCATCGCGTGCTTGAGCTCTTCGTCCATCTCGGGCTCACCGTCGGCGACTTCTCCGCCCTCAGCGAAACCAAGGCCCGACTTGATATTGCCCCACGCCTCGCTAGCCGACGTGGCGCCCGACTCCGCGCCCTTTTGCATGTCGGCCGCGTTCTTCTTGTTGGGTTCTGGCACGTCATCATTCGACTGGACCTGGCCGCCTTGCGCATAGAGCTTAGGCTTGGGCATTCCTCGCATCTCTCCCAAAACCTTTTTGTGCTCCCGCTTGGCTGACTCCATCGAATAGCCCTTGT